GGGCAATTCAATGAAGACAGATAGCGTTCGATGACGTTTGACGTCATGTCGTGTACACTGTTCATCACGTGTATCCTTCTGAGTTAAAACTTCAGATGGGAATCCCGATTTAGGGATCAACAAACTGGATCAATATATTGCTTCCAGCGTGTTTACCGCGCTCGCCATTTCATCGGATTCATATGCAAAGTAAAGCACATGGCCCATGAGAAGATTGCGTTGAGTAAGTGTTGCCACTTTAGGGAACACGAACTCAAGATTCGCAAGACATTCCCCGATCTTCAGGGTATTGTCCGACGCGTCCATCAACGGATGCACGAGTTTGACTTGTACACGCGCGACTTGGCTTCCTTTCGAAGGCTGTCGGACCGACATGGACAGTTTCTTACGATCGTCAAGGACGTTCGTAGGATTCGTGAACCATGTGGCGACGCCAGCTGCATCGATGGAGGAAGGGGAGTAGTTAACTGAGGCAGTAGCGGCCGTAGGTGTGGCCAGACTTCCGTCCCAGTTTCTACCGGTGACAACGGCAAAAGCCGACATATGAAGACTCCTACTTAGAAGCGAGTTGAGTAAAAAGTGCAATCGCAGAATTAACATGGCCCTTAGAAATAGGATTCTTCAAGGAAGGGAGAGGAACATCTGAAAGAGGAATAACTTTCCTCTGACAGTAAATAGTTTCTCTTTTACTTTCCGACTGAAGATACTCCCATACTAAGTACCCGTTAGTTCCTCTATCTGAATCGATCATCGTAAACGGTGGTCGCTCAGACGGGACTGCACTATCTGATTGGTAGAGAACCACAATACGTGTTTTTTCCTCACGGATGAACACGGTCTTATAGGACTCATCCAACACTAAGCCGTGCAGATCACTCAAACTATTTAGAAAGTCGCCGATAGGCAAAAACCAATCAACGACAAAACTAAACGGTACGAGCTCCCACACGACGTTCAAAGGGTTAGTGAAGCCCAATGAAGCTGCTTGACGTGTAAGTTTTGAGGTCACCTTGAAACTAGAGCCATACTTGACTCTAATTGAAGCTTTCCTCAATTCATACACGAATGAGCCTGGGAAGTTACTATTACCGAGCTGAATTACTTCAGAACGCTCGAAAATAGATTTCGCCTGCCCATTGGATTTTACCGGAGCAAGTCTCAGAACAAATTCTGCTAAATGCTCGGCGGCGGCCTGAAGGTCACCGACTAACGGTTTAATCCCATACTTCCACGCAAGGAAATCATTCGCTAACTCCTTTTTGGAGGTAGGAAATAATGTGCTAAACGCTTGGCGGATCTTTAATTTCTTCAAAGCTATTAAAGATTTTGCTATTCGTTTCGCAATGTCGGCCATAAGATTTACGGTCAACATACCTTGCGAGAGCTCAGTGGCTAGATCAACTTTCTTGTTTGACATCTTTTGATAATGACGTCTAAGTGCTATTTTACTTAGACCGTCAATCTCGTCAGACCATCTTGCAAGAAGTGCAGCTTGATCATCCACTGTCCGGTCGTCTCTGAAATTTGAAATTCCAGATAATGGGTCTGAAGTATACCCAAGTGTGGACCACGGAAGAAAATGAAAACTTCCATGAACCTGCACTCGACCGAATACGTCAGGATTGAAATCACTGAAGATAGTTGGTACGGAATTGTACTTATGTACAATCCCATGGCCAAAACCATCAGTGGTTCCCCGTTGAAGAAAGAAATCTAGATCGTTAACCTTCGCAACGATAGGCATCATCTTGCTGTGTCGACTCCACTTCCGATTAATTGGTCGTAGAGTACGAACAACATCAGGTACCCAATCGAAGCGCTGGATTCCAGACCTAGGATTTCTACCAACGGATCTGAGTCGATACTTTCCGTTAGGAAGGGCTTGTAAAGTCCATCCAGGGGGGATAAACCCCTTTTCACGTTTCGGCACAGTCCTGACAGGTCGAGATCGTCTCCAGTCCATCCGGTCAGTGTAGAGCTCCTTCCGGAGCGTCTTATCCTTACCGGCGAATCGCACAGGAGGAGGTTTTCTCCGGTACCATTCGTTTAATGTTCTGGCAAACGAGCTCTGGAGTTTCTTACCAGATAGAATGGAATTACGGTTAGTCGTAATGCGAGTTATTCGACAAGGAAGGCTCGGGTATCCATCCAAAAAGACTGTTTCGGTACCGAATACAGTATTCGGGTATAACCCCGTGTATCCGATAGCTGACATGTCCCAAGGGACTTCAACCGAGTTAATTTCCTGATCGATAGCAGGCATTCTAACCTCCATTCTAGTAGTAAGTGTTAGCGCTCACTAAGCGCCAATATAGTTTCCGAAAGGAAACCCCAGGTCTAAGAGAGGTACTCTAATAGGCGACGAACGATCTCGTTCCAAAGTTGCGTGAGAAACGCAACCAAGGAATTGATAAGGTCTTCGCTCATTTTGACTTCCTCTGTTTTACCCCTGGTGAACAGACTTCGTCCAGCTCCAGACCAATATTGACGATTGCCTCTGACAAATCCTTTAATCTTAGTAAAATCAGCAGGAGGAAGAGAGCAGAGCTCACTCCCAAGATGCTGAATAAAACTAGGAAAGAAGTAATTATCATGAGACTATCCTCACATTGGC